GGCGCCCCGGACTTTAAAGGAAGCCCGGACCGGGTGGACGCCCTGGTCTGGGGAATCGCGGCGCTGTTTGACGGCGCGCGGACGCCAAGGATGCGGCGGCTGTGAGTGCGTTTGTCCCTCCCCTTGATGGGGAGGGTGGGCGCGCCTTCAGGCGGGGTCGGGTGGGGTGAAGCCCCACGCGCGGTGTTTGAAGGCTTTACCGCCGCCGCCCCCTCCGCCCCGGATCTGTGATCCGGGAAACCTCCCCCATCAAAGGGGGAGCACACAGACGAGAACAAAGGGACCCCAGCCATGCTCAACTGGCTCAATCTCGGCCGTAAATCGGCCGGGCGCAGCTTCGCCGTGTCGTTCGGGTCGAGTGCGGCCTGGTCTCCGCGCGGGTATGCGGCCTTCGCCCGCGAAGGCTTCGCGCGCAATCCGGTGGCCCATCGCTGTGTGCGGCTGATCGCCGAGGGTGCTTCGGCCTGTCCCTTAAGCGTGGCTGACGGGGCGGGGGCGCAGGCGGTGCGGGAGCTGTTGTCAAAACCCAATCCCGATCAGTCAGGCCAGGAGCTGATGGAGCAGGTCTTCGGCTATCTGCAGGTCGCCGGCGACGCCTATCTGGAGATTGCCGGCCCCGAGGAGGGTCCGCGCGCTCTGTTCGCGCTGCGGCCTGACCGGATGACGGTCATTCCCGGACCCAAAGGCTGGGCGGATGGCTGGGAATACCGCCACGGATCGCAGAAGCGGGTCTTCGCCCGCGACCGGGCCAGCGGACGCTCGCCGATCCTGCATCTGAAACTCTTCAATCCCGGCGACGACCATTACGGGCTCTCGCCCATGGAGGCGGCGGCGCGGGCGGTGGACGTGCACAATGCCGGCGGCGCCTGGGCCAAGGCGCTGCTGGACAACGCCGCGCGGCCGTCGGGCGCGCTGGTGGTGACCGGGCGCGACGGGGAGGGACGGCTCACCGATCCCCAGTACGAACGCCTGAAGGACGAGCTGGAAAACCTCCACACCGGCCCGCAGAACGCCGGCCGTCCGCTGCTGCTGGAAGGCGGGCTGGACTGGAAGCCCATGGGCCACAGCCCCGCCGAGATGGACTTCATCGCGGCGAGGCGCGAGGCGGCGCGCGAGATCGCCCTGGCTTTCGGGGCGCCGCCTATGCTGCTGGGGCTTCCCGGCGACAACACCTATTCCAATTATCGCGAGGCGAACCTGGCGTTTTATCGCCAGACCGTGCTGCCGCTGGTGCGCAAAACCGCCGCGGCGCTGTCGGGCTTTCTCTCGCCCTGGCTGGGCGCTGAAGTTTCGATCAGCCCGGACGAGGACGGCTTGCCGGCCCTGGCTGAAGAGCGCGGGGCGCGCTGGCGCCGGATCAGCGAGGCGGGATTTCTCACCGATGATGAAAAACGCGCCCTTCTGGGCCTGAAGGAGCGAGCATGAACGATGCAAGCCTGAGCCAGGCCTGGCGGCTCGATCGCAAGATCACGCTGGGCGTCATCATGGCGCTGACCCTGCAGACCTCCGGCGCGCTGATCTGGGCGGGCGCGGCGAGCGAGCGTCTGGACCAGCTGGAACACCGCGCCGAGGCCGGCGCGGCGGCCAATGAGCGCCTCGCCCGCCTGGAAGAACACGCCGCCCACACCCGCGCCGCGCTGGACCGTATCGAGCGCCGGCTCGAGGACGGGTAGGGCGGCGCGACCCCCTCCGCCCCTCGCTTCGCTCGGCGCGTTCGCCCGTTCGATCAATCCTTTGATCGATCTCGGCAGCCTCACCCCCTGTAAAGGGGAAGGCGTAAAGCGCCGCGAGGCGCGGCCGGGTGGGGTGCGCCGCATAGCCCAGGCCTCGCAAACTCACACACTCAAGGGAGACGCCCATGACGGCGCGCAACGGCTCGGGCGACGGGCTCGAGGTGGCCGGCTACGCCAGCCTGTTTGATATCGAAGACCATGGCCGCGATCTGGTGCGCGCCGGGGCGTTCGTCGAAAGCCTGAAGGCGAAAGGCCCGCGCGGGGTGCGCATGTTGTTCCAGCACGATGCCGGCGAGCCGGTGGGCGTGTGGGACGAGATCGTCGAGGACGGGCGCGGGCTTTATGTGCGCGGCCGGATCCTGAGCGACGGCCCGCGCGGACGCGCCGCGTCGGGCCTGGTGCGAGAAGGCGCGGTGGACGGATTGTCCATCGGCTTTCGCACCGTGCGGTCCGCGCCCCGGCCCGGGGGCGGACGCGACCTTCTGCAACTGGACCTTTGGGAGGTCTCCATCGTGACCTTCCCCATGCTCCCCCAGGCGAGGCTGCGCGTGCTGCCCGGCCTGACGGAGACCGCCTCCGCATTCGCGGCGACCTGACCTGACCCTCACATTTGAAAGGATCCCCATGACCCGGGAGACCAAGATGGCCGCGCCGTCCACCGAGGCGCGTGCGGCGATGCATGACCTGCTTGCAGCGTTTGAAAGCTTCAAGGACGCCAATGACCGCCGCCTGAGCGAGATCGAGTCCAGGAAGTCGGCTGACCCGCTCATCGAGGAAAAAGTGAGCCGGATCGACCAGGCGCTCACCACCACCAAGGCCCGCCTTGATCGCCTCACCATCGAAGCGAACCGCCCCGATCTGGGCGCCGATGAGGGCAAGAGCGCGGCGAAGACGGCCTGGTCGGGCTTTCTGCGCACCGGCGAGGCCGCGCGCCTTGTGGAAGGCAAGGCGCTGAGCACCGGGACCGGGTCCGACGGCGGCCATGTGGCCCCGGCCGAGACCGAAGCCCTGATCGAGCGGCTGATCCGCGAGGTCTCGCCGATCCGCCAGATCGCCACGGTGAAACAGACCACCAGCCACACCTTCAAGAAGCCGGTGAGTGTGGGCGGCGCCACGTCCGGCTGGGTGGCCGAAACTGCGCCGCGGCCTGAGACCAATACTTCCTCGCTGGAGCTTGTGGAGTTTCCCACCGCCGAGCTCTACGCCATGCCGGCCGCGACGCCCGCGATCCTGGACGACGCGCTGGTGGATATCGACCAGTGGCTCGCCGAGGAGGTGCGCGACACCTTCGCCGAGGCCGAGGGCCGCGCCTTCGTCACCGGCTCGGGGATCAACCGGCCCAAGGGCTTTTTGAGCTATGACACGGCAGCCGAAGGGACGGAGGCCTGGGGCGAGCTGGGCTATGTGGCCACCGGCGTCGACGGCGATTTCGCCGCCAGCGATCCCGGCGATGTGCTCATCGATCTGATCTATGCGCCCAGGACCGGCTACCGCACCAATGGCCGGTTCGTGATGAACAAGTCCACGGTCTCGGCCGTGCGCAAGTTCAAGGACGCCGACGGCCATTACATCTGGCAGCCCTCCATGACCGCCGGCCAGCCGGCCACCCTCATGGGCTATGCGGTCACCGAGGCCGAGGACATGCCCGATATCGGGTCGGACAGCTTTTCGATCGCTTTTGGTGATTTCGAGCGCGGCTATCTGGTGGTGGACCGCCAGGGCGTGCAGGTGCTGCGCGATCCCTATTCGGCCAAGCCCTATGTTCTGTTCTACACCACCCGCCGTGTCGGCGGGGGCGTGCAGGATTTCAACGCCATCAAGCTGTTGAAGTTCGGCGTCTCGTAAAGCGGCGGTCTTCCCCCCGCCGCCGCCTGGCAAAGCGCCCCGGCCTCAGTGATGAGCCGGGGCGCTTTGCATTCTTACTCATTTTCATGAGGGCCCCATGACCCTGCATCTCCTGTCTCCGCCTGTGGTGGAGCCTGTCGGGCTGGCTGACGCCAAAACCTGGCTGCGCGTCGGCCATGACGAGGAAGACGCGCTCATCGCCGACCTTCTCAAGAGCGCGGCGGCGCGCGTCGAACTGGACACCGGGCTGGCGCTCATCGCCCGCAGCTACCGGGAGACGCTGGACGCCTGGCCGGAGCGGCGGCTGTCGGCCTACGGCCAGGCCTTCAGCGTGGCGCGCGGCCCGCTGATCAGCGTGGAGGCGGTGAGAATTTATGCCCGCGACGGCGACGCCACGCTCTGGAATCCGGCCGAATACCACGCCGAAACCGGCGAGCCGGGGCGCATCGTGGCGGTCTATCCTTTTTCATTGCCGTGTCCGGGGCGCGCGGCAGGCGGGATCGAGATTGAGTTCACTTCCGGCTTCGGCGTCGACCCCGGCGATGTGCCCGCCCCGTTGAAAGAGGCGATGCTGCGCCTGGCCGCCCGGAGCTATGCCACCGCCGAGCCGGCCGAAAGCGCACGGCGCGGCGAGGCGGATTTGCCTGAGGACGTGGAGGCGCTCCTGCGTCCCTGGCGCCGGGTGCGATTGTGAGCGCGGAAGCGGCGTTTTCCGCCGCTGTCATAGCCGCGCTGAAAGCCGATGCGGGCGTGCGCGCCGCCCTGGGAGATCCGGCCCGCGTCCATGACCGGGCGCCGCGCGGCGCGGCGTTTCCCTACGCGTCGCTGGGGCGCAGCGAGAGCGAGCCGCTGGACGCTGGCGGGCTCGATCTCATCGATCACCGGCTGACCCTGCATGTGTGGGGCCGCCGCGATGATCGCGACGCGGTGAAGCGCGCCCTGAGCGTGGCTCGCGCCGCCCTCCACCAGACCGATCTGACGCTGGCGGCGCCCTATGGCTGCACGCTCTGCCGCGTCGTCTACGCCGACCTGTTCACCGGCCCCGACGGCGCGACACTGCACGGGGTGCTGCGGGTGAGGGGATTGATCGAGAAAGGACTTCAGACATGACCGCACAAGCTGGCAAGGACATCTTGCTGATGATTGGCGACGGGCAGGCGAGCGAGAGTTTCGCCGCCGTCGCCGGGCTTCGCGCCAAGACCATTTCGCTGAATGCACGCCCCGTGGACGTGACCCATGCCGACAGTCCGGGCCGCTGGCGCGAGCTGATCGAGGGGGCGGGCCTGCGCTCGGCCAGCGTTACGGGATCAGGGATTTTCGTGGACAGCGCCGCAGACGAGACCGTGCGCGGCGTGTTCTTTGATCAGATAAGGCGCAGCTGGCGCCTGGTGATCCCCGATTTTGGAACGCTGGAGGGGCCGTTTCTGGTCACTGCGCTGGAATACTCCGGGCGCCATGACGGGGAGGCGGCCTATTCGCTTTCGCTGGCCTCGGCCGGCCAGGTGAGCTTCACGCCGGACTAGCGGATTTTAGAACCGCAGAACCGGGCGCCACTTCTGCATGGGGCGCTCTAGTCGCGGCGCAGCTGGGTGTCGGCGAGCTCGTTCAGGCAGGCCCGGCGTGCATCCACGTGCAGGATCTCATGGCACTCGGCTTCGGCCCGCTCGTCATAGGCGTCCTGGGCGAACGAGGCGCAGCCGGCCAGCGGCAACGCCGCGAGGATGAGAACAAGCGCAAGGCGCATGGCGAGTCTCCCTTTTCTCGACGGGCACATTGGCGCGCAGCGCCGCCGGAGGCAAGCGGCGCCACGGGCTCTTTGAGCGTGCGAGGCTGACTTCCCTGGAAGGATCATCATGACCAATCCCCAACGCGGCGAGACGGCGATCCAGATCGCCGGGCGCGCCCATGTTCTGAGGCTGACTCTGGCCGCCCTCGCCGAAATCGAGGCGGGGCTGGCCTGTGACGGGCTGGAGGCGTTGTCAAAACGCCTGTCCCGGCTGGACGCCGGCGCGCTCCAGATCGTGCTGGCGGCGCTTTTGCGCGGCGGCGGCGCGCAGGAGTGCGAAACGCTTGCTGGCGAGGCCGACGCACGCAGCGCGGCCCGGGCGGTGGCGGCGTGCTTCAAGGCGAATCTCGCATGAGTGAGCCCTGGCGAAGCTGGCTTGCGGCGGCGGTGCTGCGCTTTGGCCTGACGCCGGAGGCGTTCTGGGCGCTGACCCTGGCTGAATGGCGCGCCCTGACCCTCGCCGCCGCCTCGCCCGCCCTTCGCCCCATGAGCCGGGCTGACCTTGATGCGCTGCTGGCGCTGCGATCGGAGACTGAAGATGACCGGGGCTGAAAAGGACGCTGAACGCTTCGCTGCGCTGGCTGAAAAGAAACAGCGTTTAAAAGAGGTCGCGCAGGAAGGTGAGGAGAGCGCCGCGCTGATCAGCGAAGCGTTTCAGACCGCCGGCGCGGAAATCTCCGACGCGCTGGAGACCGCGGCGCGCACCGGCGAGTTGAACTTTCGCGACATGGCCGAAGCGATCTCGCAATCGCTGGCTTCGCTGTTTCTGGACCAGCTGGTGGTCGGCCCGCTGAACGGGCTCGCCGACCGGTTCGGCGCCGGGCTTGAGACCCTGATCCCGAATATTATCGGCCAGCGCGCCGAGGGCGGGCCGGTGCAGGCCGCCGGCGCCTATCTGGTGGGCGAGCGCGGCCCGGAAGTGTTCAGCCCCGGCGCGGCCGGCGCGATCTCGCCTATGGGTGCGGCGCCGGTGACCGTCATCATCCATGCCGGCGCGAACGCCGTCGACGACGTGCGCCGCAGTGAGCGCCAGATCGCCGCCGCCGTGGCGCGCGCGGCCCTGGCGGGAAGGAGCAGCCTGTGA